CGGCACTACCTTCTACTACAGTAGCAGGAATAAGTGTACTAAAGGGCACTGTTACTGCCCTAGAGGATGCCCTAAAGGCTTACCTAATAGAGGCATACGAGGGCAAGGCAGGTAGAGGAAACAGGCATACTAATGCTAAGTTATTATCCTTGGTTAAGCCTGATGTAGCTGCCTACCTTTGTCTTAAGGTAACCATAGACCACCTTAATTCCGCTAATGGTATCACCGCTACCGCTATGTCAATTGCAGGGAGACTAGAGGATGAGTTTAAGTTCACCCTCTTCCGAACAGCAGAACCTAGGCTATTTGAGAGTGTTAAAGGTGCAGTAAGTAAGCGAACCAGTAACAGACATTACATGAGATACAACTTGATACATTCCATGAACAAGAATGCTCTTATCACCTATGAGCCTTGGAGTAAAACAGAGAAACTTCACATGGGGGTCAAGCTGATCGACTTAATGATACAGCATACTGGTCTAGTTAAAAAAGCAACCATCAGAATGGGAGGTAAGAGGACTAAGCTAATACTAGAGCCTACAGACATAACGCTTGATTGGATAGCCAAGGTAAACCATAGGACACAGTTCTTAATGCCCAACTTTGGCCCGTGTGTTATCCCACCTAGAGAATGGACTAACCCCTACGATGGGGGTTATTGGAGTAGGCACATCAAGCCTCTACTTATGGTTAAGACCAAGAATAGGTATGTCTTGGAAGAGTTAGCCAATCAACCAATGCCGTTAGAATACAAGGCCCTCAATGCCCTACAGAATACTCAGTGGGTCATCAACAAGGGAGTGTTTAGTGTATTGGAACAAATATGGGAGAATGGAGGAGGATGGGCAGGAGTACCACCAAGGGAGTCAGTACCTATTCCTAAGTGTCCCTTACCAATCACCTTAAACAAGAAGGACATGAGCCCTGAGCAGTTAGATATTCTTAGTAAGTGGAAGAGGAGAGCAGCTAATGCCCATACCAAGAATGCACAATTAGACTCTAAAAGGTTGGCCTTGATACGAACCATAGGTACATGTAGAGATTACCTTAATCTGCCCCTCTATTACGTTTATCAGAATGATTTCCGCTTTAGAAAATATGCGGTTAGTAGTTTTGTTAATCCTCAGGGGCCAGACTATTCTAAGGCACTGTTGCTATTTGGGGAGGGTAAGGCAATAGAGACTCAAGAGGCAGCAGATTGGTTATGTGTACAAGGGGCTAACACCTACGGTAATGACAAGGTTACATTCCAAGAGCGAGTTAGATGGGTAAAGGATAATGAAGAATATATATTATTAAGTGCATCAGAACCTCTTACTCACAAATGGTGGTCTTCCGCATCAGACCCTTTCCAGTTCTTATCTTTCTGCATGGAGTATGCTCAGTTCAATAGGGTAGGATGGGGTTTCATTAGTCATCTTCCTATAGCACTGGATGGAAGGAACAATGGACTACAACACCTAAGCGCATTAGGGTTGGACGAGGTTGGAGGTAAGGCAACATGTCTTATACCATCAGAGGTACCAGAGGATATGTATCAGAACGTCTACGAGTCTCTATGGGAGACAATAAAGGAAGACAGTCTGCACCCCATGGCCCAACTATGGTTAGCCTTTGGTGGCTCTAGGAAGACCGTCAAGAGGCCCATTATGGTGATCCCCTATGGTGGTACTAAGTTCGCCTGTCGAGACTACATAGCAGACTATGTTGAGGAGCAGTTGAGTGAAGGAGCTACCGATGTATTCAAGGATGACTTTAACGAAGCTGTTACATACCTAGCAGCCAAGCTATGGACGGTTGCTAACGAGTCAGTGCCTGCCGCAAGGGTAATAATGAAATACCTACAGGACATTGGGAAGATATTATCCAAAGAGGATATACCTGTGGTATGGGATACACCTACAGGGGCATGGATACATCAGCTTTATCCCAACACAAAACCCATGAGGATAACCACTAAGATAGATGGCACCTTAATTAAACCTCAGATTAGAGTGGCAATAGATGGCATAGATAGAGCGAGGTCGGTTAATGGTATAGCCCCTAACTTTGTCCACGGTAATGATGGAGCCTGTATGACCATAACGATATGCAAGGCTGTGGATGAGGGAATCAAATCTTTCGCTATGATACATGACTCTTATGGGGTACATGCTGCTGACACCTCAACCATGGCAAGGTTGATACGAGAGGCATTCGTAGAGGTCTATTCTGTAGATCAACTAGCTAAGTTTGCAGTACATGCTAAAGAGTTAGGGTTTGAGTTACCCACCCCACCCCCTAAAGGCTCATTGGATATTAAGGAAGTAATTAACTCTAAGTATTTTTTTGCTTAGACATATACACTAATGTAGGACATACAATAAATGGACACCCAAGTAGCAACTAAAATTAAGACCCTTATGTACTTAATGCATAACGATATAGCTGTCCCTGTAGATTTCCAAGCTGAATTGGTTAGCTTAGGAATTGATGTAGAGGCGATAGTAAACCCAAGAAGAACCAACGTAGATAACGAGAAAGGAGAAAACCTCATATGACTACAAGACCCGAAGATTTTACCGTACTAACTGGACTAGCATACTGGTGTAGTTTCATTAAACCAGACTCATTCAAAGGTGGGCCTGAGGCTTACAAGGGCCGCTTACTAATCAAGGAGGATGAGGCCGCAAGTCTCATTGAACATCTCGATGGATTAGTGGAGAAGGAGAAGGAGAAAGCACTAGAAGAAAACCCTAAGAGGAAGATAATAAACATCCATCCTATGTACTCGTACTTGGATGACTTTGAAGGCTATGTGGCTGTGTCATTCAAACAACTGTATGAGGTACCAACCAGAGATGGTGGCGTTTGGAACCCAAAGATCGTCATGTACGATTCAAAAGCCAAGCGGATCGACACAACAAAGGAAGGTTCCATACAAGAAATCCCTAATGGGGCAACTCTTAGAGTTAGTTGGACACCAAGAGCATGGTTCCAAGCAGGCACAGGGACAGTAGGTGTAAAGATGTCACCTCAATCGTGCCAGATTGTAAACCTAGATACATCATTACCAAATGGACAAGGAGGCAATCCATTCACGGCAGTAGATGGGGGCTATGAAGCGACAGAAACACAACAAAAGGCTACAACGGAAGACACGGAGAGTCTCTACGAGATTCCAAGTGAAAACGAACAGACTGAATCAGACTTTTAGATCAGGGTTTGAGTATGAGTTTGCAGAGGACTTAATAGAGAGGGGTATTCCATACGAGTATGAAGATACAAGGATCACATATCAGCAACAAAGATATTACAAGCCTGACTTCATACTTGACAACGGAATCATTATAGAGACTAAAGGATACTTCTATTCAGCAGACCGTACCAAACACAAGTTAATAAAGAAACAGCATCCTGACCTAGACATTAGGTTTGTGTTTATGAACCCAGATTCAAAGGGTCAGGCAAGCAAGGTCAGTAATGCTAAGTGGTGTGAGAAGAACGGATTTCAATACGCAAGGATGCGTTTACCCAAGGAGTGGGAGAAGTGATTAAGGATTACATTCTAGTAAGGGAGGTAAAGGATATATGCCCCTGTGATTCGGTGAATATAGATAAGCATCACCGCAAGAAAGGGTTACTAAAGATTGGTTACCATTTTGTTATAACCGAAGAAGGAGTAGTACAAAAAGGTAGGGAGTTAGAGATGGCAGGGGCCCATACAAGAGGGTTTAACGATTGCTCTATAGGAATAGGAGTATGTGGATCACCCCCTAGCCCTATTCAGTTAGGGGCCCTGCAATCCCTGATTATGGTACTCAAGTTGCAGTACCAAAGTATAGAAGTAATAAACAGTCAAGAAGAACAGGAGTTTGATACAGAATCATGGTGGGATACATTGAATCAAATCTAGTAACGCATACACAATGTCCCAGTTGTCCTTCATCAGATGCATATAGTATCTACGATGATGGACATGGATGGTGTTTTAGTTGCGGCTATCGTTCCGCAAAGTTGACAGAAATTAACGAACAACCCAAGCAAAGGAGCCACATGGATTTAATAACAGATGATCTGGTTACTACACCTCTTACCAAGAGGGGTATACAAACAGACACAGTAAAGAAATTTAAGTATCAGCAAGGAAGATTTAAAGGCAAGGGATGCCAAGTAGCCAACTACATAAAGGAAGGTAGGACAGTA